CGATAAGTAAGATCGATGGTCGGACTATTTGGAATTGTTATAAAGCATCTTGTACTATAAGGGGTGCATATAATACGGGGCGGTCGATCTCTGCTATTAAGAATAAAATGAATGGCGAGGTGGCAAATCTAGACCGAAAGATAAAACCAATACCATCTGTATTAACATCAGTTGATAACAATGAGTGTGCGGTTGAATATCTTAAATCAGTAAATTCCTATGATGCATTCAAGATGGGTCTAGTCTCACTTTCCTATGACCCTGCAAGTAACCGTGTCCTATACTTTACTCATGGGGGCAAAGGTGCAGTAGGTAGATGTCTTGATAATAGAAAACCTAAGTGGATGTCTTACGGAGACACTCAAGATGGTGTTCAAGTAGGTAATACTAAACATGCTGTTCTGGTAGAAGACGCTGCTTCCGCATGCTCTGTAGTAAGGGTTCCGGGGCTTACGGGATATGCAATGCTTGGAACAAACCTTACAGCCCCTATTAAAATGCGTGTTAGACACTTTAGCTGTGTGACAATTATTCTTGACAACGATGCTAGTTCTAAGGCATTACGCATAGCTAAGGCCCTACAACTACATACTGATGTACGAGTAAGGCTGACGAAAAGAGATTTGAAATGGCTTGATAGGCCTGAGTTAGAAGAATTGATAGGTCATGAATACTAGGAAATTAGAACATACGGACTATCAAAGATCAAAGGTATTAATTTCCTTTGAAAATACACAATACTTTAAAACCTTAGTTTCCCACAGGTGGACAGGTTCTTACTTGTTAAAACCTTACGGGGCTCATTTTAGGAAATCCTTACGCATACTAAGTAAAAAAATACTTAGGGTTGGATCTGATTGGATTGGCAATAGTGTCTGGGATAGCCCAGTAGTTGGTTTAGCACCACCCTCTTAAACATATATACAATTTAACATAGAGGCGCAGGCGATCGGCTGCGAAAAAAAGTATTCGTCTAAGATACCAGTACAGACGTAAAACAAAAGGGAATGGTACATTGAAAGCTCGTGGAATAATTCTTGTGGATTTTGATTTCGACGGATTCAGAGAGGCCGCAGAGATGCAAGACATACTCGAAAAAGCAAGAGATATGATTATTACAGACAACAAGTATGTTGTGCATCATCAGACCGACTTGAAGGAAAGAAGAGGCGATCACGCCCCCGACTTGCGGAAGATGAAATTTCGTAACAATTAGAACTACTTAAATACTGTATGTAGGGCCCTGCCATTTGGTGGGGCCTTTTTTATTTGCTTATTTCCATTGCCGTGTATAGTAATCGTACTATTAAGGGGAGAACCCTACACTAACAGAGGTGGAGAATGGACCAAGCAATACTCAAGAAACTACTATCGAGCGAATTTTATAATGATAACAGGGCCAAGCTAAAAAGAGCCCTATTTGCCGAAGAAGGCGCAGACCTCTTCGATGTACTGGAACAAGCACACAGTAAGTATGGACATGATCTGTCCGTCAAAGAGCTTTTGATTCTGTACAAGATAAACAATCCTATTTCGACAGAAGCAGAAGTGGGCGTTGTAACAGATGTTATAACAAGCATAAGCAATGCGCCTGATATATCTGACGGTGTGGCGCAGGACGCTATCATAGATTTGTGGAAGCGAGAGAACGCCCGGCAGATAGCTGACCTAGCCATTAGCGCAGCTACTGAAGGCAACTTCGAGGCAATGGTTACCATCCGTAATATCATGGATGAAACCATAAGCAGCTACGTCCCTGATGACTTCGGTGACTTCACAACTGATGATCTAGATGAGCTTCTTGCCGAGACAGGCAACGGGAATAGATGGATGTTCAACATCCCAAGCCTAAGCAGGAATGTTTATGGCATTGGTCCGGGGGAGTTTGCTATCGTATTTGCTACCCCGGAGACAGGTAAGAGTTCATTTGTTGTGAGCTGTTGCGCTGGGCCCGGCGGCTGGTGTGAGCAAGGTGCTAAGATCTTGTACCTTGGAAACGAGGAAACAACTCGACGTACAAAGGTTCGAGCCTACCAAGCGTGGTGTGGCATGAATGAGCAGGAGCTGCTGGATCGAAACGAAGAAGCCAAGCGCAAGTATACTGCCATCAAAAGCAACATGCTGATGAAGGATATTCAAGATTGGGATCTAAACCGTATCGAAGCATTCATCGATAAGGTTAAGCCTGATATCATTATACTAGATCAGGGTGATAAGATTCAAATCGCTGGCCAGTATAACGCAGGCCATGAGCGACTTAGAGAACTGTACAGGCGGTTAAGGGAAACAGCCAAGCGTTATGACGCTGCGGTCATCTCTGTTAGTCAGGCTAGTGCGGATGCCGAGCACAAGACTAAGCTGTCATATACAATGATGGAAGGATCTAAGATTGGTAAGGCTGCGGAGTCTGACCTGATCATAGGCATAGGAAGACACTCAGGTGAGACCGATAGCGGGGAACCTGACCCTACTCGCTTCTTGACTGTTAGTAAGAATAAACTCTCCGGCTGGCATGGAACTATCCCTGTCGTTCTAGAGGCGGGGATTAGTCGCTATGTCCAGTAAGTATGAAGGATGGCTGGTCCTAGATTTAGAAACCACAGTTCAGAAGATTGATGGTAAGTGGGATAACTCACCAAAGAACCCTAATAACAAAATGGTATCGGCGCATTACGCATGGATAACTGCTGATGGTCTGGGCGAGGTCAAAAGTGACTTTTACCATCACAAGGACTTGAAGAATTACGGGGTGTGGAATCACGCTTTGAAGCACCCTGATGATCCCAGAAAGCTAATGAAGGCTCTCAAGAAGGCTAAGGGTTGTATTGCACACAACCGTAAGTTCGACAGTTTCTGGCTGAGAGAAACAGGCTTCAAGGAATATATGCCAGAGAATTGGTACTGTACCATGCAAGCTGAATATCTTCTGGCAAAGGGTCAACGCACCGAGCTGTCTCTATCAGCAACGTCAGAACGCTATAACGTCACTCGTAAAAAGAGTGATCTGGTTGATGATATGTTTAGGCAGGGGACCGGGTTCGAGGAGATGCCTATCGAAACAGTCCGGGAATATGCCGAGGCTGATGTCATTAGCTGCGGTGAGATATTCCTAGCACAGCAAGCCAGATTTGAAGAGCCTGACAATGTATCGCTTCTTCCTGTCTTACAGCTCACATCAGAAATGACAGAGTTCCTGCTGGAGATCGAAAGTAACGGTTGCCAGATAGATATGGATGTACTGCTTGAGGTCGAACATACATACAAGACGGAGCAATCCAAGCTGCTATCTGATCTGACTAGGATCATTGAAGAGGTGATGGGGGATACTCCAATCAATCTCAACAGCGGGCAGGATCTCACTAAGGTAGTGTACTCCCGTCAGGTAATAGACAGAGAGGTCCACCGATCTGAGTTCAATATAGGAGTGAATGCTGCGGGAAAACCTCTACGCCCCACTCCCATGAACAAAGCACAGCTCACTAAGGCTGTAAGAAAGACAACTCAGAAGGTTTATCGGACTGAAGGTATGTGCTGCAAGGAGTGCAAAGGCTCTGGCACAATACAGAAGTATAAGAAGAATGGTGACCCGTGGAAGAATAGAACCAAATGCCCGGTATGTTCAGGTGTGGGTGCTCTCTACATTCCTACAGGTAAGATTGCGGGCCTGAAGCTCATCCCTACAGTTTCGGCTGACGCTTCTATCAACGGATTTAAGACCGATAAGCTGACGATCAAGAAGCTCATTGATCAGGCCTATGCTAAGGATAACTTGACTGCGGTTGAGTTCCTTACCAAAATCACACGGCTCAATGCCATAAGCACTTACCTTGATAGCTTTGTAAGCGGCATCAAGACATGGACTAGATCGACAGGGCTACTGCACTCCACGTTCAATCAGACCGTAACTGCAACTGGCCGCCTAAGTTCCACCAATCCAAATTTCCAGAACTTACCAAAAGGAAATAAGTTTGAAGTTCGCCGGGCTATTGTCAGTAGATTTGCTGGCGGGAGCTGCGGAGAAATGGATTTCAGCGGTCTTGAATTTAGAGTCGCAGGGATGCTTTCAAAGGATCAGCAGATCATTGATGACGTTCTCGTAGGTAAGGATGTTCACAGGCAGACTGCCTCGATCATACTACAGAAGCCAGAAGATCAGGTTACTAAAGAAGAAAGAGGTCAGGCAAAATCCAAGACGTTCCAGCCACTTTATGGCGGGATTGGGATGGGAGAGCCGGACCATGTTCGTGCATATTTCAGTTCATATTTTAAATTATATCAGGGACTTGCACGATGGCATAAGAGCCTCGGTGATGAGGTATTAAATCGAGGATATATACAGACCCCGAGTGGGCGTCAGTTTGCATTTCCTAACGCCAAACGTCTGCGAAATGGCAGGATCACCAACCATACTCAGGTGGTAAACTTCCCCTGCCAATCGTTTGCCACAGCGGACATTGTTCCTCTGGCATGCATACGTGCCCTGCGTAAGTTTAGAGAGATGGGGCTGCTTAGTAAGCTGATCCTAAGTGTGCATGACTCCATCGTCGTAGACATACATCCAACCGAGATACAGGACGTAGGCAGGGCACTCCAGTGGGCTATGAGCGGCGTAGATGAAGAGCTCCAGCACAGGTTTGGATATCAGGCAGTTCTCCCATTAGATACTGAGTATTCAGTCGGTAGCAACTGGATGAATATAGAAGAGATAAGTGTTGATACGGACACTTAATTGAGGTACAATAACAACTCTATTATAAAAGGAGACCCGGTAATGGGCGAAATGACAACTTATTCAGCAGCACAGATGCAGGAGCTACATGCCACGCTGGGCATGAACGATCAGCAACCTAAGTCAAAGAACAGGCTTCCCGAACTTAAAATCTCTAGTAAGCGGCGGGATGAAGCAGGCAATGACATTCGTGACTTCGAGGGCCATTTCTGGCTCAAGAACTACGATCAAGAAGTTTATTCGGATAAGGTAAAGATCCGTGTTCTGTCTCAGCTTTATCAATGGATTGATTATGATCCAGAAGCACAGAGACCTCGTAACAGAACACTAATGATCCCGTTCCTATCACATCAGGCGATAGACGAGACGGGAACTGTGCGCTGCGGCAAACCCCTCTCAAAGGTGATGAAGGATTGGTCAAAGGAACAGAAGGCTAAGTATTCTACGATTACTTTGTTCCGTCAGCTAAGATGTCTTGTGTCATATACTGGTAAGACTGCTGCTGGCGAAGAAGTGACAGTAGAGAACGTCCCTGCCATCATTATGAACAAGAAGACTTCCTACATGAACTTCGAGGACGAAGTTATTAAGAAGCTGAATGGTCGTAACTACTCTGACTTCTGGTGTGATTTATCTACAAATGAGCATCAGAACGGTGATGTCACTTATTATACTTGGCACTACAAACCGGACCTAAAAAATCCAGTGGCTATGGATGATACCACTATGGATACGTTAGCTCATTTTGCCTCGATGGTTAAAGCCGAGAACGAAGATGTCAAAGCTAAGTACGAAGCAGCCCTTAGCCGTAAATCAATGGATGACGATATTCTAGAAGCCCTTGAGGATGATCTAGATGCGGATCTAGCAGATTGATTTTAGAAGCTCAGATACACAAGAGCTGTGACAAACTCTCTAACAACGAAGCGCACCTTTTAGACATCAAACCTGAGTGGATTGATGAGTGTGTGGAGATGGTTAGAGAGGGCCTTCACAAGCAGTTATTTCGTGAGAACGAACCGTTTCGTGTACGCATGTCAAATATTTCGAGGCCTACCTGTCAGCTCCAGATGGACAAGGCAGGGGCTAAGAAAGCTCGGATGCCCTACAATCATATCATTCGTATGATGCATGGGGATATCATTGAGGCTGTGATGCAGCTCATCCTGCGTATCTCCGGTGCAAATATCACTGGTGGTAAGCACAAGGTTAAGCTCAAGGTTGCGGGAACAGAAGTCCGTGGCGAGGATGACATAGAAATCGATGGCAAGATCTTTGATACTAAATCTGCTTCGCCGTGGGCCTTTGGTAACAAGTGGAGCAAAGGCTTTGAAGGTCTAAAGGAGTCTGATGACTTTGGGTATATAGGGCAGCTAGTAGGCTACTCCGTTGCTCAGAAGAAACAGCCCGGCGGATGGATTGTAGTAGATAAAAGCAGCGGTCAGGTGAAGGTGGTTGAAGCCAACTTATCAAAGCCTGAGATCAAAGAGATCCTCGGCAGTATGAAAGACACTGTTAAGGCTCTCGATGGTGAGTTCAAACGCTGCTTTGAGCCAGAGGATGAGAACTTCCGCCGTAAGCCTACGGGCTCCAAGCGTCTGTGCGCTACCTGTGGTTTCTGCTCATTCCTCGATACGTGCTGGCCTAACGCTCAGTATCTGCCTCAGACAGGTTCTCAAGCGCAAAGCCCACGACATTACTGGTACACCCAGTATGAGGGTAAAGAACTCTGAATGGCGATCAAGACCGCCAGCGCTAAAGGTAAAGGCCGCCGCCATCAGCAATGGGTCCGGGACAGACTATTAGATCTATTCCCGGATCTTGAGCCCGACGATATCAAAAGCACATCTATGGGAGCCTCTGGAGAAGATGTCCAACTGAGCCCGGCTGCCCGTAAGCAGATACCCATCAGCATAGAATGCAAGGCCTACAAGAGCTTTGCTGTCTATAAAATAATGGATCAGGCCACCGAGAATTCCAAAGAAGGAATTGAGCCTGTTGCAATCATAAAAGCGGATCGTAAGAGCCCACTGGCGGTAGTGGATGCTGTGTACTTCCTGAAATTATTAAAACAGGCAGGAGCCAATCCATGATCGAAGATGAGTTACCAGTAAATACTATGACCCTGATGATTGAGGTCAAAGAAGATGGCCAGATGGCACTGTTCTCAGGCCATAACCTGTCTAATGAAATGGGAAAGGATGAGTTCGCATTCTTAACAGATATGATGAACGGTCTGTTCCTGTCATTTGATGAATTGATGAATCATTTTGCCAGCGTAGGAGAGTCAGCTCGAATTGCTGACGAGCTTATGGAGCAAGATGAAATCATATTTGAGGCGGATGAAGAACTTGTCGAGGCAATCAAAGACAAGAAGATAATCCCCTTCGATAAGAACAAGTTGAACTGATGGCAAAGTGGAAAGAAGTACCGCTTGCGGCGGAGGCATGTGATCGAACCAAGGTAGCCTCGGACGGACTGTCTACGTCCTACTATGAGCTTCCAACTCACGCCACAGAACTACGTCACTTGATCAGTCATAAGGGCATGAGCAAGAGCCGTGGAGACATCTTCAAGGCTTGTTACCGCCTCGGTGAAAAGCAGGGCACGGACACGCTCTACGATCTCAACAAGATGAAGTTCTTCATTGAGGATTTAATAGAAATGCATAAGCGTGGAGAGCTTTTATGAACATGCAAGATTACCAAACCCAAGCATCTAAAACCGCCATCTATAACGATGCTGATATCATCGTATATCCGGCCCTCGGGATGCTATCAGAAGCGGGCGAGGTCGCAGGCAAGGTTAAGAAGGTCTTGCGTGATAAGAATGGCAACTTCGATCCTACCGAGAGAGAGAAGATAGCTGACGAAGTGGGCGATGTGCTTTGGTATATCGCTGCGCTTTGCACCGACTTGGGTATTGGTATGGAAACCATTGCCCAGAAAAATCTCGATAAACTTAACAGCAGAATGGCACGGGGCGTAATCAGCGGCTCGGGCGATAATAGATAGGGGCAGTAATGAGCAGTTTTAAATCCAACCTTAACCCGGCATTCCGATCAAAGTTCAGCGAAGACATCTTCAATCATAAGTATAAACATGAAGGCGCTGAAACTTGGGATGCGCTGGCTAAGACACTAATTGATGATGTATGTGGTGACTTCCTACCACAAGAAGAATTAGACCAGCTCACACAGTATGTGCGTGAGATGAAGTTTATTCCGGGCGGACGTTACTTGTACTACGCCGGGCGTCCAAACAAGTTCTTTAACAACTGTTACCTTCTGAAGGCAGAAGAAGATACTCGTGAGGATTGGGCGGACCTTTCATGGAAAGCAGAATCCGCCCTAATGACAGGTGGGGGTATCGGTGTAGACTACTCTGTTTACCGTGCCAGTGGGTCGCCTATCGCTAAGACAGGCGGACAGGCCAGCGGGCCTATCCCTAAGATGAATATGCTGAATGAGATTGGCCGCCGTGTAATGCAAGGTGGATCACGGCGCAGCGCTATCTATGCCAGCCTTAATTGGAAGCATGGGGATATCCATGAGTTCTTAGAAGCTAAGGATTGGGCTAACATGCCTGTGGGAAATACAGGCAAGACTCTGTGGGACATCAAGCAAGATGACTTTAACTTCCCTGCCCCGTTGGACATGACAAACATCTCGGTGAACTACGATACTGAATGGCTTCTGAATTATTACAAGACAGGTGATGTAGGCGAAGTGTTCATGAAGAACGTGCGGCAGGCAATGCAGTCAGCAGAGCCGGGCTTCTCGTTTAACTTCTTTGATAAGGAAGATGAGACACTTCGTAACGCATGCACGGAAGTGACATCGGCCGACGATAGCGATGTATGCAACCTTGGGTCTATTAACATGGGCCGAGTAGAAGACATCGATGAGATGGCAGACCTCGTTGCGCTGGGCACAAAGTTCTTAATCTGTGGAACACTAAAAGCCCGTCTGCCTTATGACAAAGTATATGAAACTCGTGAAAAGAACCGTCGATTGGGCCTTGGCCTGATGGGTATGCATGAGTGGTTAATTCAGAGAGGGTCTAAGTATGAAGTTACTCCAGAGCTGCATTCATGGTTACAGGTATATAAGGGCGTCAGTGATAAAGTATCACGAGAAACAGCAGATGAGTTCTCTATATCTAGACCCGTTGCCAACAGAGCCATCGCTCCAACCGGGTCCATTGGTATTCTGGCTGGCACCAGCACTGGCGTTGAGCCTATTTTTGCTGTTGCTTATAAGCGTAGATACCTCAAGGGCAACACACGATGGGTATACCAATATGTCGTTGACTCAGCAGCTCAAGAATTAATTGACAGGTATGGGGCACAGCCCGATAATGTAGAGAGTGCTTTGGACCTTGCGTCTGACTATGAACGGCGCATGGCATTTCAAGCTGACGTACAAGACTATGTTGATATGTCGATATCTTCGACGATTAACCTTCCTGCATTCGGGAGCAAGCTGAATAATGAAAATACGGTTGAAACCTTCGCTAATACGCTGGCTAAATACGCACCAAGACTCCGTGGCTTCACTTGTTATCCTGATGGTAGTCGTGGTGGTCAGCCTCTCACTTCCGTACCATATGACGAAGCCGTAGAGAAGTTAGGCGAAGAATTCGAAGAACACATAGAGACACACGATATCTGCGATATCTCTGGAAACGGGGGTAGTTGCGGAGTGTGAGGTGTTAGCAATCACTGACCGGGCCCAATCGAGGCAGAAAATGAATACAGGTCTAGTGATAGCATATGAGAGGGGAAAGCAAGCCTTCCTAGAAGGAGCTTTCAACTCGCCTTTTACCGAAGGAACAATAAAGCAAAAAGAATGGCAGAGAGGCTTCGATGAGGCCTTTCTCCAAAACAAAGAGGAACGCCATGTACAAGGAATTTAACCCAGAAATACATTCCAAGTATGATGAGGTTGCTCGAACCAAGGCAAAAGCGTTCTGGATATCAAATGGATACTCATGCGTTGATAATGAGGACATCTACGGCGTAGATCTCAAGGTATCAGGCAAAGGACGTAAATTTGATTGTGAAGTAGAGGTAAAACAGGGCTGGCATGGTTTAAATTTCAGCTTTGAGACCATACATATACCTTCTAGGAAGGGTAAGTTCATGAAAGAGCCTACCACCTTCATGGTATTCAATGCAGGCCTACACCGGGTCGCAATAATATCCCGAAAAGCAGTCCTAAATAGCCCAAAAGTAGTTGTACCCAACCGACAGGTGGCGCTGGGCGAAAAGTTTTATGATGTGCCTGTGTCGCAGGCCAAATTCTTCACGATAGGAGTATAGAATGGCTGAAGAAACCAACCAAGTGACGAAGGCACTAAATGACGCTATGGAAGCGAACCTTCAAGCAGTAATAGTATCCGGCGTAGATGCTAACGGGCAGATGTTTATGACCAGTTCAAATTCATCACTTCCGTTCATGCACTGGACCTTAAATAGGTCTGTGTTTGAGCTCTCATTATTTGAGAAAAACAATGCTGCGGACGCAAAAAAAGACCCGGAATCTGTTGACCCCGAGCCTGATAAATAATACAACATTCTGAAGAGGCTTGGTCGCCTCTCCAATTTGGAAAACCCTCGGATTAAGTTCCGGGGGTTTTCTTTTACTGTAGACCTAACTCTTGCATGCTATCCTTCTTGAGGCGTAGTTGTTCCAATACAGATGGGACTCCTTGTTTGGATTGAAGAGGAGAATACTTCTCTGCGTCAAGCATCGCACGGGTTTGATCATTGACCCCGATTCCTCCTTCTGTTTCCAGAAAGTTAGACCAACCTTCAGGCAGATCATAAACAGATCTTAATTCCCCAGCGGGCTCGGCAGCAAATACACCCCGAGCAACAAAGGGACTTGTCTCTGATACAGCGCCTGCTGTGTCTCGAAGTAAGGCAAATCCTAATATATCCCTAGCCCCACCTAGTTCGTTCCGCATAACTAATTCCATAGCTGCCGAGAACTTATCGGGGTAAGCAACCATGAAGTCGATGCCTGCTTGCGTTGCTTCTTGTGCAGCCTGCCTGCCATTCTTAGTCACGGCCTCACTCATGTTTCTAACAACAGTAGCTGTGGGATTAAGCACACCAAACATAAGCACGGTAAACCTGTCCATCAGCTTCTTCTGCTGCTGGTCATAAGCAGTTGTGGACCCGAATGTCTCGGGGCGCACAGCTCGGCCTGTAAGTATCTGGTCTTGTAGATCCAGTAATGCCACGGCTTGTGCCGCACGGTCTGGATCATTATCAAATATAATAGACAGGTTCTTGAGCACCGGGCTGTTAGGATCTCTGATAAGTCTGTCTAGCGCACCGGGCTTAATATCCCTAACTGCATCCATACCAGTGTCCGAAGCCTTCAGGCCCATGCGCCGGGCCGCACGTAACTGTCCAGCAAGCCATGTTAAGTAGTGCGCCTGTATGCCCTCAACCACAGTAGGATCCTTGGTATTGGCTTCTGCCATGATACGCTTCAGAACATTTGTGTTGGTAGAGAACTTATTAAATATGGAAGTAAACGCAGCCGGGGCGTTGTCTAATACCTCGGGATTGTTAGTAATATCGTATATGAAGTTAGACGCCGCACTAGATTTAACTTCTGCCAGTGTTGCACTGTAGGCATTGTTTGACCGTGCGAGAAACTTCTCATTAGTCATCTTGCCCTGCTGTAATGCCTGTAGGTCTTTAAGGGCATTGTCGTACACAGCGAACTTCTTTGGGTCTGCCAGCTTTAACTTATCCGCATAAGGCGCAAATGCATTAACAATCTGTGCCGTACTATCAATGTTGCCGCCTTCGACTGCCAGAGCCAGACTCTGCATCACACGCCCTACCATAGCCCCTGCCACCTGTTCTACTGGTGCGTCTCCTGACACGCTAAGTGCAGTTATAATAGGATCAAAGAAGGCAGAAGACTCAGGGTCCAGAGACTGCTTAATAGCTTGTGCTGCTGAAACTAGAGCATTGTTTTCTCCGGCGGGCCGACCACTGGCCTGCACTAGGGCCGGGTTAATTGAGTTGGCCGTTTTAGCAAATTCTCTTAGTGGTTCTGTTTCTGTGAAGATTGCCCGGTGGTTTGCATATAACCCCAAGGCCTCTCCGTACTGAGGTGTGTCCGCAGCAAGTGCATCAATAGAATTCTTGAGTGCTACCAGCGTACCCACATCTTCTTTATTGGCCATGCCTTGGTCAATAGCCCGAGATAGTCGAGGTCGAACTGTAATAAACAACTGTTTAAAGTCTACACCTTCAGACATCAAAACCTCTGCTATTTCAGACGCCTCGATAGGTAGAGCATTTTCATCCATACCCTCGCCTAGTTTATCCATAGTACGCTTAACGACACGCACGATACGTTTAAACAAGGGATTGTTCAGCCCTTCATTTGTAGCTTTATCAATCTTATTGAGAGGCGTAGAGGCATCCATTATTGCTTCTACAATGGGAGTAATATCGGCATCTACTGTGGGTAAATCTGCAAACGCTTTCTTATAAGCGCCCTGCGTCTTCAGAAAACCGTCTAGTAGTTCAGCAGCAAGTCCATCTTCTAAAGCTAAGGCATCTGTCACTGCGCCCATAGAGTTGTTGCCCTGCGCTTCACGTAGCAGCACGGTAAACTCAGATGAGCGTAGAGCTTCAGTAAGATCTGCTGTTGCCTGCATCACATCGATGTCAGCATTCTCTAGATTGTTTGTCGCTAACCTGATGCGTTCTATACCATCTTGAGCCAACTGAGCCGCTGCAAAGTTCGTGGCTTCCACACCACCTAGTTGTTCAGCAGTGTCCGTAAGAGCTCCCTGCATCTGTCCAACCATGTTGGCATCTTGTTGCTGCACAACGGATGAATTAAGTCGTGTCTTCTTGAGTGCAATCATTTTGCCTGCGACCAGCTCACTGTGCTGAGTGACAAACTTCTCCCACTCATCCGCACCCATCAAAGCCTTGCGGTATATATATGCACGTTCAACGTATTCTTTGGCCCCTTTGAGTAGGGCTGTAGTGGAGTCGCCTTGTATCTTAGCTCCACCTAGTAGACTAAACGTAAACTCTTTATTCTTCTGCATCACGCCGCCCATAATCTGAGCACGGCGGGCAAGGCGTACACCTTTCATACCTTCGGCCATAGGGTCAATCATACGCAGAACTTCTGCTGCGGCCTCGGCATCACGCAGCCGCTGACCACCTTTTCCCGGAAGAGAAGAGCCCACTGGGAATGCTTTTTTTACGCCTTTGTATATTCCTTTCCCGAGTTCTACCCCAGCTTTTAGAAACACACTGAATGCAGCGTTGTCTACGAATACAGCAGCTAATCTGTCATCGTCTTCATCGAACCCAAATGACTCTATGATGTCTCCGCCAACTAATGTTTCGGAATCCTGTGGAGTGGCCAAAGTAGCACCGCCAATCACACCCAGCTCAATGGCTGCGGCACGAACTAGCATGCTGGTCCCTTCGATGACCTCTTCGGGTTTTTTACCTTTGAGCTTTGCGTATCCTTTAGACAGTGAGTTAGCCGCTGCGGAAGTCATCCCGGGCACTTTCATCAGTCTATCCACTAGCCCAGCGCCTACTAGGCCGCCTGTCATCACTGATGTTATCTCATCGAGTATAGCACCGCCTGTGGATTGATTAGGCACAGTAGGAATAACCTCATCGGCCCCGAAGGTAGATAGAACACTGTCTGCGAACTTTGCACCGCCCCGATAAATAGCACCCGCAACATCTGTCAGACCCGGGATCGGTCCATCACCCGCAGTGAATGTGGGCGAGGGAACTGTTACTGTGTCTTCTTCTAATTCTGGTGTAATGACCTTTTGTACTTTGGGCCCAAATCCAAATAGAGTTTCTTCACCCGGCTGATCATCATATATCTGCTTGTTGCTTTGCCTTAGAACATAACGGATCATGTCCTGTTTTTCAAAGTCGCCAGCATTTTTGAATTCTTCTGTCTCTGCCAGCTCAATAAGCACAGGGTTATTCAAGTCTAGATTCGGTGTGGGTAGTGATACGTCAGAAGGGCTGTTAGCGTCCGCAAACCTTTTCAGTAATGGTCCTGCCACTGATGAAAACAGAGATGGAACACGACTATACTCAGAACCATCAAACACATCTTTTGGAAGCACTCTTTGATCTGAGTTTTCAGCCGCTGCCGTTAGCTGGGCAGGATCGAAGGAGATTTCAGGTTCCTCAGTAGAAACATCTTCTTCAGGCTCAGGTTCAATAACAGTAGAGTTATTAGCCGCTGCGAGTAAATCTTCAGGGTTCATGTCTACTCCTACTTTTGCTTAACTTGAGAACCAACCGTGAATGATGATTTTCTGCCATTAGTTTGAATTTGGTACTCATCTTCCATAGCTTGAGTCCAGACTACAGCCTCACCATTTAGCCAGCTTTGAAGTGATGCTTGAGCTTCAGCTTTAGCCTTAGCGGCTGCTTCTGCCTTAGCGGCTGCTTCTGGGTCTACAACTGTAGAATCTGCGTTAGAGGAAGCGGTTGGAAGCTCTTGTCCAGCGTTCACCCAATCGAGAAGATCGTCTAGTCCCTGAGCCTTCATAAGACCCGTAGCCCCATCAAACTCAGTTCCCTTCTCTACCCCTACTGTATTTAGAATACTACTCACAGCAGTTGTACTTGCCATATCAGATGCTTTCAGGTCTGCTATCTTAATAAGATCTGCGGAAAAGCTCCGTAAGATAGCATTAATATCTTCGAGAGAGGTTGCACCAACAAAGGCCTCACGCAATCTGTTGTAGTCTTGGTTAGAGAATGCCTGACCAGTAGATCCTAAAGCCTCACCCGCTTTAAATATAAGAACTACTGTCTGGTTGATATATTTTCTGTATGCAGATTTTGTAGCAGAGTTTATGCTTTCGTCTTTCTCTACAGCCTCTAGCATTGTGTTGAGAATTGCAGATTCATTTCCTGAATCCTCATCAGTAACCAAGCCTTTACCTGTACGGACAGCAAACTCAAACAAAGATCCAAGCTGTGTCTTTGTTGTCTCGAATACAGATGCAGCCTGCCCGCCCGCAAGAAGAACTTCTGGATTTTTTTCTACTAGCTGACTGAGTTGGTATGCCTTATTAGCGAAGTCTACCGCTGATAGGTTCTGCTTTGGCAGATCAGTTTTAACTGCATCTGGAAGTCTGGCAGTAGCCTTAGCAGCTACGTCAACCAAGTCTGGGCTTAGAGTAGACCGTATCTTACTTTCAGGGATGATAATTTTCTCGCCGTTAGGGCCTCTTTTGCTACTAACTGTTACAGACCCATCAGCGTTTATACGCCCCGCAACTTTTTCAATTTTTCCTTGATCGTTTTCAAACGTGATTATCTGTTCTTCGGAAGGAACATCACTTGCAGGGCTGCCATCTTCCACAGCTTGTTGCAGTCTTGGAAGATCAGTTTCAAGCCATGCTTTCGCTTCGGCTTGCTCTGCTTCTGTGCCGTTAGCCTGCTTTTCTCTCCAGTAGTTTGATAAAGCAGCTACGTTACCCGAGGTCAGAGTTTTGCTAGTGTTATCAAACTTCTGCTGAATCTCAATAAGTTTAGCCTGCAAGGCTTCTGGTTTTAAGTTTTCAGAGTCTGGACTACGCAAGAATTGGTTCACCGCCGCCTGCACAGGTGAGGTAAATACTTCAGGCTTTTCGCCTGCCTTCTTACGAACTTCTGTTTGCTGGGCAAACTCAAGTAAGAACTTACCGGGGCCTTGTTCCCATGCAACAAATGCTAATGGCTTTCCGTTTTCATCTACAGACTCTCCGCCTATGGCGAAGGCTTTCCTTAACTCATTAGCTCTTAAAAGATCATAATCATCCATAGTGAAGTCATCACCATCGATCTTAGCGGCAGCTACAGCTTCGCTTGCCTTGAGAGCTGCAATACGATCACGCAGGGCAATCATATACACCTGTTTTCCGCTGAACTCTCCTGTATCTGTTGCGAAAGGAAGAGATCCGTATCTGTCGGCCTCAATGTCAGCAAGTATACCTTCACCCGCAGAGGAAGTTTCAAAGTTCAGGCTCGGTAAACCTTCTCTTTCTTTAGCGTTGTATAACTCTCGGGCTTCGTCTTGAAGTCTTTTAAAAACTTCAGGAGCTAATCCGCTGTACTTGGGGCCCATATTTCCCTGTTCAGTGCTTGCCAAGATATCTAAGTCAGAAAGAGACAGGTCACCTATTGTGGGTACGTCTGACAACTGAGTGATCAATTTGCCCGCAATATCCGAGGCCGTTTTTGCTTCTGGTCCTTCAGTAGCATCTGCAACGCCTTTAGCAACGATTGCATCGTTCACGTTGTTTATATCTTTAAGTGGCGGAACCGCTATTGCAGTAGCTGCTTCATCTGCGTCTAATTTGGGTATAATAGACAGTACAGTAGCCACACCAGTGGCAGAGTCTCCGCTGGCAGCTATTTCCGTACTCGCAGATGTAACTGCCTTTGCGCTTGTGGTAGTTAGTCCGCCAGCGCTTGTTACATCTCTTCCTGTAGCAGCCTTCCATGCATCTAATCTGTTATTAACATTTCTTGAGATAAGTGCGTCCCGATTGGCTGTCAGTTTATTCTGTACATTAACGAACCAGCTAGGGCTGTTATCGGCTACTTGAACGCCCTCGACGTTATTACTTCCTGCCTCACCGCTCTGCATACGGCTAACTAAGTAGTCACCCGCACTCATTTCGGTGTTGGTAGTATTTGTATTTTCAGAAGATAAGACCTCGTTAGTCTGAGTGTCTACGGCAGATACTTCCTCATTCTCAGGAACAACTGGTGCTTCGTTTGTGGGCTCTGGATTTGTAGAAGTTTCAAATGGATTTGATGTAACTCCTTCAGGATTGGTAATACGCACTCTGCCATCTTTGATAGCTGTCTGTAAATCTGAAGATATTTGATTAGAAGTCATACCGCTAACTAAACCATTGTAGATGTATGCCTCTACTCCGGGTAAGTTGGGATAGTTTTTAGCTAGAGCTTTAGCATTAGATACATGGTCCGATAGTTTTTTGCTTGCAGTCGCTTTCAGCTTCTCTCGGTCCTGAATATCCTTAACAGCTAGTTTAAACAGGTCATCTTCTTGTTTAACTCGTGCTTGCCGGGCTGCCTGATAGGCAGGAACAAATCCCTTGGCAAAGCCTTCAGCAAAACCTACGAGGCCCGCATCAGGCCCGCTGTCGTATATCTTACGAAAATCACCAAATTCATATTCACTGTAGCTCATCTTCAGCTTCCTCTTCCACGTTCATTCCCAGCATCTCAGCTTGAACATCACCTTCGGCAGGATCACCTAATAGATCTGCTTCGGGAGCCATTAGGCCTAAGTCGGCTTCCGGCTCCGCTTCTACCTCTTCAGGCTCTTCTTCTTCCATCTCAAGAGTACCATCCTCTTGAGCGTATCTAGCCATACGGTCTATGTGCTCTTTGGTTGGGATAATTTCGGTATCCTCAAAACCCATCTCGTAATCGATGCCTAACTGTACGCAGAATAGCTCAATAGACTTGGCCGTAGGTCCGGCCAGCAAAATACCAAAATCAATGCTAATTAACCCGTCCATTATAGAACGGGAGATAAACATATCAGTCATCGTGTTAATGGTTACGCCCGACGAAATAAGTGTCTCTAAGCCCGCCATAGTATGGGGCCGCTTAAATGTCTTATTGACGTACCGCATAAACTCGTCGGGATCGTCATACTCGGGAGGCCTGCGCCACGGGTGATTACGGGTATCTTCTAAGAAGTTTTCTCCCGGTAGAGGGCCATCTAAATTCTGCCTATCAATCAGCATCAATTAGCTCCTCTTCATCTTCGTCAGTTCTCTCACCTTTATCGTCACCACGCATTTCAGACTCTATTTCGTCCTCAAGGTTAGCAAAGTATTGGGGTGTGAATTTCATGTCAGGGAATTGTTCCATCAACTGTTCCGGGACCACGCCTGTGTAATAGGACTTAATAGATAGGCGTATAGCTTCTTCTAGGTTCATTTTAACCTCGCATAATTAACTGTCAGGTAGCCGTTTGGATGCCTTGAAACAGCTTTAGGAAATTTCTTAATAGCCTCATCCGCCATTACGCCTACGTTTTTATCTTTGTATAATCCCAGACTTATCGCAGCCTCATTCCAATCCCATTTATACAGAGGCAGGCCAGAAGAATGCTCTCCTATCCTGCGGACATTGGACTTTAAGTTTGCGTCAGAGAAAGGAAGAAGAGCTGCAAGTGCAGAAGCACCCCCAGCCGAAGCTCCAAACATACCACCAGTTCCAAACATACCACCCGCCACACTGCCAAGGACACTACCAACCGCACCAAACATGGCTGACTTCTTTTGTGCCTTAGCTTTCATAGCGGCCATCTGCATTTCCAACTTCATCTGCATTAGCTTGAGATCACGGTCTTTTTGACTCTCAATAGATTTAGCAAGGTAGCCAAACTGCATATCAGCCCGGTTCCATATGCGACTATGCTGTTCTGTTGTGACGCCTAGTATAGCCTTGCAATCAAACTGTGCTGCCTGAAACTGCATCTGGTTATTGGCAGTTTCTATAGCTCGACGGGCTGCTACATTGTCTTGATCAATCTGATACTGATGATCATTCTCGTACTTAAACATGGCCATTTCCAACTGAGCGTTAAATTGCTCCGTTGCATTCTCAGCATTCATGTTCTGCAACTCCATCGCTTGAAGCTGCCCTTTGTTAAACATATCAATATTAGCGCCCATAGTGGTAAACCACTTGTCCCTATCTAGGGTGTTGGTGATATCAAAGCGCTTGGCTAAATTATCTTCTTTTGTATCTTCATAGACAGCTTGAAACCGCTGCTGGTTATTAATCATTCTAGCTTGCTGGGTGTTAGCTAGATTAGTCATATCAAACTGATTGAACGTCTTAGCATTCTGGACGCACTCGGTTACTTTAGCTTCTAGATTTGCTCCCTCAAATTTAGACAGAATAAGAGATCTGTTGATGATAGACTGCTGTTTATTATCTAGCCCCTTCATCGCAATAGAGTTAAATATCTGAGCATCTTGTTGTGCGATAGGAAGCATGGACTGCATAATTGCTAGACCCAACTTCTCAGTCATGACCGGGCCCATATCCGAGGTGCGGATGTTAAGCATAGCTTTTACGCTATTAGCTAAACCAGATGCGTAGGCTGGGATCTTGGGGTTGCCTTCAGCGTCCACAAAGTCCTTCATCAAGACGTTGAGCTGGCCTTGAACAGTCTGCTTTGCGTCAGTGTAGTTGAACTGGCCCAGATTGTCGGCTGCCATCTTACCAGCCACGGTACTGGTATCGATTACAGTTGAGATATTCTGGCTGGCAAAATCACTATATGCGGAGTTATTCTCCGCTGCTTCCATATCAATTAAATCATCATCAAGATTGACTAAGTTATTCGTAGTAGGATCTGCTGTAGCACCCACCATCTGAGTGCCGCTATCTTGAAGATTCTGCGTCATACTGGTGGAAGTGTAGCCAGTTGCACTGTTAGGCATATCCGGTATGTCGGCAGTAGATGCTGTGCCAGTTGTGGTAGTCACATTAAACTGATTAGTATCACCATAATCTACATCAGGACGCATCAGGCTGGGGTCATTGGGGTCCATTGTAGGGATGTTATCACCCATAGTAGCGCCAATGTTATCTAGAAATGCTTCCGGGTTTCCTAAGATCTCACGGGACTTCTTCGCTATGTTAATGCCGCCTACTCGATTGGCACCACTAGAAGTCATGAAGCGATTTCCGCCCGAAGTTAAGCCTTTTGCTGATGTTACATCAATAGCCATTTTTATCTCTTTCCTTCTGACAGGTTTTCACTTCATCCCGCAGCTTCACGTAATCAGATACGACTGTAGGAAGGGCAGCATACCCGCCGGGTAGAACTTCAAGTTCCTTGGACAATGCCTCGTTAAATTCTTGGGAATACTGTTTTAGCGGGGGGCAATAGACTTCTAATTTAGTTCTATAGACCGTCTCTGCGCAGCCTTGTAATAAGACCATCCCGGCTATTAACAGAAGTATCTTCGTCATGTTCTGCCATCGCTTTATAAAAGTCTGAGGCCTTAGTCTGGGCCTGCAATTCGTCAGCAAGAACTTTACCTTTTTCTACCTTCTTCCCATCCCTGCGCCCTAAGACATAGAGAATGGGAAGCAGTAGTGCTAAACCAGCAATTAGATAAAGTTTGATCTTGCTGAAGATAAACATCAGTGGATGCCTTCTTTATTATCGTGCCAGCGGGCATAAGCTGCTAAAGCTATCCCACCAATCGCACACAGCAGGAACAGAGTCTTGAGCATAGGCGCATAAGAAACCAATCCTTGGATCTGCCCAGCGACTTCATTTAAGCCTGTCGCAGCTCCCGCAATGCCAGCCCCAGCCATCGTCTTCGATTTAACGAGTGACTTAGGTGCTTCCTGAGTAGGCTTCTGCACCATTAGGTCACCGCCATCAGAAGCTAGGATAGCATCCATCGAGAACAATGCACCTTCAGCAGCCCGGCGGCGTGTCAGGCCACGTAGAGGAGTTAGTTTACCATCTACTCGGGCCTTGTTCCATCTATTCAGTTGCTCTGGGATTTCATCGTACAGACCCTTGTTCAATTTCTTGAGCAAGGTGCTGGATTTGAAGTTACCTTCGCCTATGTTGAAAATCCACGAGGTCAAACTATCGTACTGATTTTGAGATAGAGGCACATGGACATAGCGGTGAATCGCCTTTGCGTGAGACTCAATATCTCTTGCTAAGAGGTCTTCTGCTTCGGCAGGGGTGATCTTCATTCCTGACCTTACACCCTTGCACGAGCCAAAACCTATGGTCCACTTTCCGGCGCTACAGCGGTAACTGTGGATCATGCCATCGGCACCGACTTTATGCAGCCCCTCAAACTTCTTAATTAGGTCTATGCCTGTCTGGCTTACGCTTGTTGGTATCATAAATTACCTCTAAGTTCGAGCATACGGACTACGATTAACAGGAGCTGTTAGTAGTCCGGTATCAGCGATAGAGCTGTCTGCGATTGAGCTCATCGAAGACATAATAGAGTTAATGTCATATCCGTTTTGTGATATACGAACTCCGGCTTCATCAAACTCAGAAACAATGAGATTACCGTTGCCATCAATGGCACGTTTTACCCGGTTACCCATAGCATTCACATCGTCTGATATGAGCTTACCGCTATCGTCAAATGATGTAGTCATCGCAGTGAAGTTTGCCTTCATCTGATTATCAATAGCTGATGTCTCAGAGTTGATCAGAGACTCCATAGTGCCTAGACCTGTCATGAATTCATCACGGGCTGCGACTTGCTCTTCAGTAGTGGCATCAATGCCTGCGGACAGATCTCGTGCAGTGGCCCCTAAGTCGGCACTAACTCCAGCAAGCCCTGTAGTAAGAGCTGCATTTGTATCAGAGCCAGCAGACGTAATTGCTGCATCAAGATTTCTCTCTGCCTCATTTACTTCTTCGACGTTACGACCACCAGTTTCCTGAATATCTGTTCCAAGCTCTTCCTGAGTAATACCTAAAGCAGAAGCTAGGTCATTACGGGCTCGGTTAGCTAAAGTAGTGTCAGCATTATAATCGCCTGTGAATGATGTGAAGTCACTCTGCAAGCCGCCTAGATCATCAGAAATACCTGTCTGTCCTTCGGACAATGTATTGAAGTATTCTGTGCCTTGAGTGTTACCTGTATCAACAGCATCTTGGATGTTACCTTGATTTGTACGCATATCCGTACCAAGAGTATCCAGTGTGTTTGTTGTCCGGTCATCAAGATCGCCAACTTGCTCTTTAATAGCAGTAGCGTTTGTTTCTTGGTTACCTGTAATAGTATCCGTATTGTCTCCCATCTGGCCAACTAGATCAGCAAAATACTTAGAGGCTTGTTCAGTAAGGTTACCCTCACTGTCAATTACCTGATCATTAATATCTGTGAATGCCCGGCCAAGATCTACGTCTTGGGTATCAATGCGATCACGAATATTAGATCGGGTGTCTGCGCCTTCGCCCGCAATGTCAGAAGTGAGATCAGCGAAGTTTTCACCCGCATCAGAGTCTACGTCATCAAAGCGACGATCAATGCTTGTAAGTCCTCGGGTAAGATCCCCAGATATACCAGTAACATCAGTTCCTACATCACCAATATCACCACTAAGGGCATCAAATTCACCTGTAATATTACTTTCAGATGTATCTATGCGAGAGATAGTGTCGCTAAGTGCATCATCAATGTCATCTTGAATATCAGCTTGATTACCAAAAGTAGTATCAAACTGCGGGTCACCGTATTCAGCAACGGCTGTTTTAATTTCTGCAAGTGATGGCCCGCTACTTCCACCGCCACCAAAAGCAATTAATCCTGAGTTACGCATGTGGACATAGCGCATAGGACCAAATATGTGCATGATATTTTTCATGTCTTAGATCTCCATGTTATATACATGATACAGAGGCTCATAGCTATGTCCCGTATCGTTGGTTAAGTGCCGAAGCCGCCGTTGCCAGCCTTTCCGACCCCAGATTTGAATCGAACTACACCTGTTATCCTGTGCAAATTTTATTAGGGTATCGTGGTGTGCAGTCCATGCGTCCCATCCTTCGACAGAGCCGCCGCAAGTCTGGATCAACATTGTTTTACGTCTGGTTTGTTCAATAAACCGGGTGACGATTACCGAGGCTACGTTGTTATTCTGATCAACTGTGAGCCAAATATGTGCTTTTCCTACCATAGCCAGCAAGGCTATATCGAAGGAGGTCATCTCTCCCGCAGAATGCTCATTAGCTGACTCAATATGAGGCTTGAGGATCTGCCACTTTTCAAGAATGTCTTGGGGTTTTAGGAGTGATGACCGATATTCATTCTCGATCATCTATATTATACCGCATTTTATGCCACTAAGGCAACATAAGGTGCATTATAGACACTTAACTAAGTGTTGGCAAGTAGTTTATGCCGACGCTACTACTTCTTCAGGTGTAGTATCTACAGTAGCCTGTGCCGCTGTTCGTTCTTCTACATCCGCCGTAATCAGAGGGTTCTCAATCGTTTCCTCTGTAGGCTCTGCCTCAATATCATCTGAGTACACCAACCGTGTGACTGTAGGCTCAACAGGTTCAATGGCTGTCTGCACGATGACTTCCATCATCACATCTTCCATCTCTTCTGTCTCTTCACTCCAGACCTGCTCACCAGTAGGCTGCATTTCCCGTACTTCTGCACGACCATCTGCAACGATGTATTGTGCTAGTCTGGCCACTGCTACACGGTAGTCTGCCAGTTGTTGAGCAAACAGTTTAGCGTCTGCCGCTGCTTGTAGGTCTGCTGGAATATCACCGTCAAAGCAGTCTGCGCCTTGTTCAATGATTGCGTCTAGCACTTCCTGATAGTGGCGGTTTGCAGGGTCTATGGGGATGTAAAGGTTATCGGTTGAGCAATAGATGATGCTGCCGCCGCCTACCTCTGAGGTGTTGATATTATACATGATTATAACTCCGCATCTACGAGCATAGTGAAAGCTGTCTGTAACCTGTACCAGCCAGAGTCTCCCGCTGTGGCACCACTGGTATTAAATTTAACCTCTACTGAAGAAGGGCTGGAGTTGATAAGGCCTGTGGTTGATGGATTGAAATTTGTACCCCCAGTAAAAAGCCTAACGGCATTTCCATCAGTAATCACAGCCGTAGGCGTTGCTCTCATAGTTACAGGTAACTGTATAGGAGCATAGGCAGAGCTAGCAGTGTAGCTATGATACATACCAAACCCAGCTTCTACGCCTGTGCGTATTTTTTGTAAAAAGCGTTGGCACAAAGCCAGTTCTTCACCGTAGCTTCGGTGTTCAAAGGGGGTGGCTACCTTGCCTAGTTCTAGTTGAACACCTGCTATCTGAACGTAATTGTCGGTACTGCTACTAAGGTTTGGGATGTCAGAGTTTACTCTGGCAGGATTGGATGCCCCTGACCAAGCGTCTGAATTTAATGAACCCGATTTAAAGGATGATGAGGCTGAAAACCACATAAACAGATATAGCCCTAGCGAACTGTTACTACTAAAACCGTGTGAAGTATCGGGAGGGTATGTGATAGTCTTATATTCCCACACCCCAGAATTATTTACTGTGTATGTTTTTGATATTTGCTGGTCTGTTCCAGTGGGGTTATAGAGTTCAGCGGTAAATGTACCTGTCTGGTGTGATTTAATCCAAAAGGAAAGAGTGAGGTGTTTGGCGTTATTTGTTCCAAATCCTGTCTGCACAAGGTCATAGCCCTCGAGCCGCTGCTCAAATATAGTAGTGGTGTGACCAGCCGTAGCTGTGCAATCTGCTTTCATTGAAAAGCTATAGCCATCAGGTGCATCGGTAGATTGGCTAAAAGTGTAACGGGAGGGCATATTATTCTTCCACCTATCCACCGTAGAATAATTAGTCGCAGTAGATGATGTACTCCTCTGTGCGATCATAAAGTCACCATTATACAGCAAATTCTTACGTCCAGCACCTATAAGCTGAAACTGTTCCTGTGGTGTCTCAGCACGAAGCATAGCCTGTCCAGCTATGCCTGTGGGTTTCTTTAGATCAGCCAGTTCCTCACGAACATTTATGGCTGGTTTGCTTACTTTAACTGTCATGCTTTAATCCTCTGCTACCAAGCCATTTGAGGCACTAATTGCTGCACCGACTGCATCGGTTGTGTTGTCTACTCTGCGTAGCCCTTGGAAGACTGAACGTCCTGCGCTTGTGCCGACATGAAGTAGTTCAGTATCGTCATCGTAGGCCAAAGCTGTTACCGCAT